TTATACAACCTATTTTAGAGCAAGAAGGTAAAAATATTGCTCTAGTACCTGGTGGATTTAAACCTCCTACAGTAGGTCATTTTGCATTAGTAGATGAAGTAGCCAAAAACCCAAACATTGATAAAGTAATTGTTTTAATTGGTCATAAAGATAGAGATGGAGTAACTAAAGAAGAAAGTAAAGCAATATGGGATATTTACCAAAAATATCTCCCTTCCAATGTTGAAATTAAAATCTCAGATAACCCATCTCCAATAGCTGATGTTACTTCTTATATTAAAAATAACCCCGAAACAACATACTACCCAGTAGTAGGTATTCGAGGTGAAATGGATTTAGGTGACTTAAAACGTTTTGATAGCCTAGAGGGAAAATACCCTAATTTTAAAACAATTGTAATTAAATCAGAAGGAGAAGATCGCATTAGTGGTACTAATACACGTGCTGCTTTAATTGGAGGAGAAAAAGAAAGATTTCAATCATATCTTCCAACTGAGTTAACAGATGAAGAAAAAGAACAAGTTTGGTCTATTTTACAAAGATCTCCACTTAATGAGGTAATGTATGCTGAACCAAGTAAATTTAGTTATCCTACAGCATTATCTTCCATAATTCAATATATGTTAAGTAAAGGAATGAAAATTCAACCTTTACCTAAAGTTAAATTTATAGATGATGATACTGAAAATGCTAAAAATTTCTTTGGTAAAACAGGGTATTATGATCCAAATAATCAAGTTATAGTACTTTATACAATGGATCGTCATCCAAAAGATGTTATGCGTTCATTTGCACATGAAATGGTTCATCATGAACAAAATTGTAATGGTAAATTACAAAATATTAATACTACTGATACAAATGAAGATGGAGATTTACCTGAAATAGAGCGTGAAGCATATGAAAAAGGTAATATGATGTTTCGAAATTGGACTGATTCTATTACCGAAGGTATTTTAAAAGAAGAAAAAGAAGATGATTTAATTTCCTACCCTAGTAATTTTAAACCAGATACAAATATACTAGTTGTTTTTAAAAACAATGAAAATTATCCAAATTTAGAACCTTTGTTTGATGAGTATGGGTATGGTTTTTATTACCCTGAAAATAAAACAATTATTTTAGATGGTGAAGTTTTTGTAAACTCTGATTTGGATTTTAAAGATATGAAAATTGTTGAGGCACATGAAATAGCCCATTTGCTTTTAGGCCACACAGGCCCTTATTCTAAAGATAATGAAATGGATGCTGATTTAGGAGCTTATTTATTGTTAAAAAATAAAGGATTTTCAACAGAAAAACTAGAAAAACAATTTAAATTTCGACATGGGGTTGAATTTGATGAAAAATTACTTGAACGCGTAAAAAACTTGTTGTAAATTTGCCTAAATTTTAATATGAAAAAAACTCCTACATTATTAGATTTATACGAGGCAATCAGACCAAAATATACCATTTTTTGTGACATGGATGGTGTATTAGTTGATTTTGATAAAGGATATGAAGAATTAACTGGTAAATCTACTAACCATGCTGATTCTCAAGACAGAGATGGATTTTGGAATTTATTTAACAATAGTCTAGAAGAAAAAGGAATTACTGAATATCAATATTGGACTGATTTAGATTGGCAACCAGGTGGACAAGAACTTTGGAACCATATTAAACAATATAAACCATACATCCTAACAGCCCCTACATATAACCCAGAATCTAGAGAAGGAAAACGTGATTGGGTTCAACGTTTAGATGGAATGAAAAATATTTATTTTAGACCTGCTAAATTTAAATCTGATTTTTCAGGAAAAAATAAAATACTTATAGACGATAGAGAAGATACAATTAACAGATGGAATGAAGCTGGTGGAATAGGAATATTACATACTTCTGCAAATAACACCATAGAACAACTCAAACAACTAGGATTATAATGTCAGATTCAGTATTAAAAAAAGAATTTCAAAAACGAGATGTAGAACGTTTACGTAACCTTATTAAAGGTAAACATGGAAATAAAACTACAATCGGAATTGGTTATAATGGAGAAACCCAAGAAGAACATAAAGAAGGTGATATTTGGGAACAAGGAGGTAAAACTTGGACAATTAGAGATGGTATCAAAGAAAATATTACTAAATTAGACAAATTTAAAAAAGCAGCTGTCCCTTTATTTTGCCCAGATTGCAAACAAATAATGGATAAACAATTAGATCCTTTTTATTTTAAATCATATAATTGTTGTTTAGATTGTAGAGCAAAATTTGAAACTAAACTTAAAGTTGAAGGTAAATGGGAAGAATATGTAAGAGATACCTTTAATAAAGAAATTGATAATCAAATAGAAGAATATAAAAGTTTTGTAGAAGATAAATTATCTGAAAGCAATGATAGTTTTGTTACTGAAGCAGGTGATGTAGAAAGATGGGTTGGTGGGATTAATAAAGAAAGAGCAAAAGAATCCCTAGATGAAGTAATTAACTATTTAAACTCTCTAAAAAAATAATGGAAACTTTTACAATGATAACAACTATAGCTGTTGCTTTAATTACAGCAGTATTAGGTCCTATAATTGTTAATTGGGTTAAATTGAAAATGGAAAAAAAATCTTCTCCAACTTTAATGGCTGAAGCATTAGAAGCTAGCAATTTAATTGATCATCAATTAGAAGATATAATGCAAGAGTTAAATTGTGATCGAGTTTGGATAGCCCAATTTCATAATGGAGGACATTTTTACCCAACTGGAAAATCAATCCAAAAATTTTCTATGTTTTATGAAAAATGCAACCCTGTACTCCCTCCTTTACAAACCACATTCCAAAACATCCCAGTATCTTTATTTAGTAAAGCTTTATCTCAAGTACACCAACATGGAGAACTTGAAATTTTAAATGTAGAAATAGAAGAAAATACATTTGGAATTGATGTATTAACATCCCAATTTAAAACAAAATCCTTATGTATGGTTGGATTATATGATTTAAATAATCATTTAATAGGTGTAATGGGGATATCATTTATAGATGAACATAATATTATAACTCCTGAGTGGATTTTTATAAGACAAAAAGTAGGGGTAATAGGAACATTACTTTCCGAATATTTATACCCAAATAATAAAAAATAAAATGGATAATTTTGATTTAAAAAAATTCTTAAAAGAAAGTAAAGCTTTAGAGAATTTAAACCCTATAATAGGTAAAAATACTAACATTCATGGTATTAATGAAGGTAACATGCGCGATAAAATTCGCGAAATGATTTTAGCTGAACTAGGAAACCCAGATGACTATGATTATGATCCAACTGATGATTATGGTGATGATGAATCTAGTTATTACCCTCATATGAGAGATTTAGAAGATGAACCTACAGGTGATGATCTTGAGGAGGCTAAAAAGAAAAAAGACGAAGAAGAAGTTGAAGTAACTGATACCGAAACTGAAGAAATACCTACAGACGAAGTACCTACAGACGAAATACCGGCTGAAGAAGCACCAGTAGCTGGTGGAGGTTTAGAAGATGTAGCTGCTGATATGGAAGGAACTGAAGGTGAACTTATGGATCACTTAATGTCTGCTTTTAAAATTGCTAAAGGAATGGGTAATGAAAAACTTGAAACACAAGTAGGAAACACACTTAAATTTTTCGTTAGCGAATATATTGGTGGAGGAGAATAGTAATTAATTAAATCTATATAAAAATAAAATCTATGAACACAACAGAAATTTTAGAAGCAATCAAATCTGCTGTAGCTGATTTAGAAGCAAATCATGTAAAATCATCTAAAGCAGCTCGTGGTAGAGCACGTAGTGCAGCTAACACAATTAAAAAACTAGCAGCTGATTTTAAGAAAACTTCAACTGCAGAAGACAAAGCAGCTTAAAAAATGAATATTAACGAGGCATTTTCATCTGAAGAATCAAAAGAAATTTACGACAAATTTCTAGCCATCGTTAATTCTCGAAGAGATAATTTGGTAAAAAAATACGGCAGAGAGGCTGAGCGAGTAGCTTATTCTACTGCCGTAAACCAAGTTAAAAAAAAGGCAGCTAATAGTATTGAAGGGCCAACAACTGAAGAACCAATGGATAAAGAAACTAAATTAAAAGAAATGATTCAAGCGGCTTTATCTAAGCCACTAAATGAAAAAAAGAAATCTTTCCCTGATTTAACAGGTGATGGTAAAGTAACTAAAGCTGATATTTTAAAAGCAAAAGGTGTCGAATTAGATGAAACTAATTTAGGCCATAATGAAATATCTTCAATTACCCCAGAAGGTCGTTTTTGGATTGTTGCTTATAGAACAATGGATGGTAAAAAAGAAAAAGTATTTCAATCCGAAGATGAAGCTAGAAAATTCGCTTCTACTTTAAATGAAGACCTTGATTTAGGTCACCAAGATGATGAACCACATATGCTTAAAGCAGATTTATACCGTATTGGAAAATATGCTATGGAACTTTATAAAATGGTTGATCAATTTGAAGGTGAACAAGAAGTTGATTTTCCCCATTGGTGGCAATCTAAAATAATCAAAGCTAAAGAAATGCTAGTTTCAGCAAAACATTATCTTGATTTTGAGTTAAAAGAACCTCAAATTGATGCTGTAGTAGATGTTGCTGCTCAAGAAGATGTTATTGATGAAAAATTAAAACCTTCTATGGGTGCAGGTGCATATGTAGATGATTTTAGACAATCTGATGCACCTCAATTTAAAGGTAAATCAAAAAAGAAAAAACAAAAAATGGCTGTAGCAGCTTATTTGTCCGCTAAAGATAAAATTAAAGAAGCAGTATTAGCTAAATTTAAAAAATAATGACTCGCGAAGAACTTCAAAATAGATTAAGGGTTTTAATTAAACAAGTGCATTCTAATCGAACGATTACACCTGAAGAAGCTGTGCAATATGATGAGCTAACCAAATTCCCTGAATTAAAGAAAGTTCTAGTTGATTTACTAACCCCAGAATACGATAGCTTTTTAGCATCAATTGATTGGGTTGCTCCTCGTCCTACTACATTTCGTATTAATTTAAAAAACAACCAAAATTTTTATTTAATTTATGGTAAACGTAGTTGGATTGCTCAAATTGAAGGTAAAAAATACTATTTATTAAATTTACCTGAAGAAGAAAGAGCAGCACAATCTATAGCTAATATTTTAAGATACGGAACTAAAGAAGAAGCTGGAGCAGGAGATGAAGATGATTTAGGAATCCCACCAACAGAAGAAACTCCACCAACAGAAACACCTGAAGAAACCCCACCAGCAGAAGAAACACCAGAAGTATAATGGATATATTAGAAAAATTTTTAAATAGTATAGCTTATAAGTTTCCTAAAGGATATCCTGACATGAAAAATGAACAGGATATTTTGCTTTTAGAAAATGAGTTAATGAAATTAGGTATTAACTTAGAAGAAGTAGGTTTATCTCAAAAAGAATTAGAAAAACCATACCCTTCACGTAATGAATTTTCTGGAAAATATGCTGATAGAGGTGAAAGATTTTTAGAAAAAATACTTCAAGGGAGTGAATTTGAATTAAATGATGGTTCAACCGTTGTAATTGATGCTGATGCCTCAAAAAATGCTGTTGATGCTTTAAAAAATAAAAAATATGACATATTTTCTAAAGGTGCAAAAGTACTAATTGGAAAAGATGGAAAATCTTATGGTTTAACTTCATTTAAAAAAACAGATGAATTCGGAAGTGGTGCTGGGCAAGGTGGAGGTGCCGCTAGTACTGCCATTCAAGAATCATCTCAAAGTGTAGTAAATTCAATAGCATATAAAATTAAAAAAGGTAATATCACACCCGAAGATTTAACTCCGGAAAATATTGAAAAAGCATACGGTTTAAGTGATGTAGCAAGTACCTTAGAGGAAGTTAAAGAATTTATTTTAACCCAAAAAAGTTGGACTAATACATTTGTTGTTTCCGCTAATTTATGTTACAACCAATTTCAAAACCCTAACTTTCAACAACATAGAGGTTCGGAATTTGTTAATAAAATATATTCTGCTTTTGCTGTTGCTAAAAAAGAAGCAGGCTTATCAATTCAATCAGATAAATGGAATCCTGCTGATATTTGGATGGTAGATACATCTATTTTAGAAATGGAATTTCCAACTAAATTAGATGAATTAAATGGCACTATGACTGATTTATTTTCAGACAATAAATTAATTGGAGTTTCATTGAAAAAAACAGGAGCTGAAGCTAAATTAGGTATCTATAATTTAAGTGATGAAGATAAAAAAGGATACACTTATGAAGGATCTGATTCAAGACCTACAAATAACAATACAGTTGTAGTTTATAGTGATGGTTCAATAACATTTAGAACATTTAATTTTGCTTCTAATTTTGCTGGTGAAATTAAAGGAAAAACAGCGTCCCATGGTAAAATTGGTCAAGGTGCTATAAATGATGTTTTAAAAAGTAACGGAATTGATGGTTTACCTTCGGCAAATGATTTACAAAAATTATTTAAAACTAAAGACTCTACTTTACTTAAAAATTTTCAAACCTACTACTCTAAAATAGTAACCCCAATCTCAGAAGAAGAAACCGATAAATTAGTAGATGAAAAAGATTTAAATTGGTTAGTATCCAAATATCTTTCTACTGAATTAGCTTACAAAATAGAATCCCAAAACAAATCTACCCAAAATGAAATTATTTCAGATATAATTAGGTATGCCTCATCTTCAACTAAATCTAGTTCAGTGTTTGCTAAAATATCTTAATATTTATTGATATGGAACGTTTAAGACATTTAATAAAAGAAGTATTATCTACCCCACCTAAAAAAGACAGTTGTAACTGTGGTTGTCATACTTGTGAAAATGTAGGTAATACTGGTGTAGTATTAAACGAAAGTTTAGTTAAAAAAGATATATTATCGGAAAATCTGCGTTATCACGTGGATAATAAATTACCATTAACTGAAAACACGTTCCGATACGGTTCGCGATCGTTTCTTAATTTATGGTCGGAGGCTCGTTACTTGTATTTACGTGAAATCATCCATGTAAATGACGATGATAAAGAAATTTTACTTGAAACTAATTTAGGTGAATATGGAATGTATGAAGGTAAAAAAGTACCTTTAGATTTACCTATGTTAGAGGAAGATGAAGAAGAGTTAGAAGTAGGGGATGTTATTGAAATTAATCCTAAAGCTTTCCCTAACTTTGAATTCCCATATGGAACTAAAGGTGAAATTATAGATATAAATAACGCCGATTATGCTAGTGATGATTTAGTGTATAGGGTTAAAATTAAATATATTGACAGCCAAGGAGACGAAACTGAAACTTTATATGTTGAAAACCCTCACCAATATATAAATGAAACTGAAAAGAAAACTCCACCAATTGGAAAACCAAAACGTGGTGGATCTAAAAAATTCTACGTTTACGTTAGAAATAAAGGTAAAGTTAAAAAAGTATCTTTTGGAGATACAACAGGCCTTTCTACCAAAATAAATAACCCAAAAGCACGTAGAGCATTTGCTGCTCGTCATAAATGTGGTACTGGAGAACCTCGAACAAGTGCGCGATATTGGTCATGTAGAATTGGTCGTTATTGGAAACAACTAGGAGGTGCAAAAAACTTTTCAGGATTTTGGTGATAAAAATATAATATTATGGGGCCAATAGAAAAATATTTAGAAAGACTTGAATCTAAAAAAACATTAAAAGAAGATTCAACTATCATATCTCCAAAAGTTCAAGCATTTTTGGATGAATGTGATCGTTTAAATACGATTTTACAAGATGACGAGTTATTTGAAAAAGAAAGACAAAAGCATCAAAAATGACTCCATTAACTAAAGTAGGAAAACGTTTAGATAATATAACACGTTACATATTGGATAATAATCCCCAAGATAAATGGGTATTGTCTAATATAGTTCCTATGTTTTTAGAAGCCATAAAATCATCTACTACAATACAAGAAGAACAAATTATAGTATTTCAACTAAATAAATTACTTAATAATTTTGAATTTAGATATAATCAAATATTTGAGGAAAAAAACAAACGCGACAGATGTTTACGCATTGCTGACCGCAAATTTGATAAACCTTCCGCTTATAAATCAGGTGCTGTAGTTAGATGTCGTAAAGGAGATATTTGGAAAGGTATTAAAGAAACAGATGACCCACAATCAGGTAAAGCTGCTCCTTATGGATCAGGATTTGCTAAAGTTACAGAAGAATTGCTTTTAGAAAAAGTAAAAGAAACACTTCGTACTTGGTTTAAACGTAAAGGTGAACCTGGTAAAAAAGGGGGTTGGGTAGATTGTAATACTTGTAAAGATGGTTCATGTAAAGCATGTGGT